TACTCTAATCGTCGTCGACACAACAGAAAGTGAGACGGGTTCCGTGTCCGCTGGGTTCCTGTCCGGAGCCTATACCCTTGCTTGATTTATGAATAAAAATATGAAACGATATCTGAGCGAAAGCTTTCAGGTTGCTAACGGCGTCCTCGAGTGCCAAGTGGTAGAGCGAGGGCGAGTGGTGCGGAGATTCAAGCCGCAGAAGAATCTCATTCTCAACCAAGGGCTCAACGAGGTTTGCGCCACCCGGGTGTGGGGAGACTGCTTTGTCTATGCGGTGGCTGGGACTGGGACGACTGCCACTAACTACGCTTCAGGAGCAGGCGAGAACGGGTCCGGCGCCACTTCCACTTTCACCGGACCAGGGACGTTCGATTTCACAGTCTATGCAGCGGTGGGCGACATGCTCCAGATGACCAGTGGGGCGAGCAGTGGTTCCGAAGTCCGAATCACTTCCGTGACGGACGCCACTCACGTAGAATACACTCCGGCAGGAACCCTCAGCTCAGGGGAGTTCTCTGTCTACAAGACCAGCCAAGTCGGATTAACGACCGAGGTTAAAAGAACGAACACCTATTTGACCGGGGCGGGCAACTGCGGCGATGAAATAGGAGCCAGTTCCGTTGACCTGAAACGGACGTTTGACTTCTCCGCAGAGTCCGGGTCGGTCACTTATAACGAGATTGGTTTTTCTTGGACGGCGTCGGTCGGAACCAATCTGTTTTCAAGAATCAAGCTGGCGGTGGGTGTTTCGCTTACGACGGGCCAGTTGCTAAGGGTGGTCTACACTCTTACTATCAACGTCTCTCCCACCGCACTCACAGCCATCACCTACAGCATTACGGGCTGGCCGGTGGCCCCTTCCACTTCACTGGATGGAGACCAGCAATGGCAACAGGCCGGCATTATGGGCATTAATACTAGCGGAGTTAATAACACGATCGACGCAGGAGGATCGTATGCAGTTGGGTGCATGGAGCCTAGCTATGTTTCATCGGGAGGCGCCTATGCTACTCACCTTTGGTTGTCTAGCATAGCAACGGCTCCTTCTGCTTTCGGAGGCACGCCAATAGATCGCAGAACTGAATCCGTCTACCAGGTCGTGGTGCTGTCCGCCTACACTCCATTGGACTTCTACCGGGTCAAGACGACAACGTTCGCCGTGGGCGACGCGAATCGGACGGATTGGCGGAGCATGGGATTGGGCACCTACAACAATAACACTCCGGCAGTCCATCCGGCGAATAATGGGACGGCTTTCGTTTGCTTGTTTGATGAAGTGCAAACGAAGAACTCGCTCTACACTCTCACGCTCACGTTCCGCATTACGGTAGGCCGGGTCCTTGCTTAATCGAATATGAACCCTTCACTACAGGACGCAATCAAAGAAGCGTTCGCTATTGCGCCATCGACTCGGGTTATTTTTAACACCTTGGAGATCCGCCAGACGGGCGTGCAGGACTCCATCTACATTGTCCAGTCCCGCCGCAGCGTCACGGCCTTTGACGAGGATGGAGTGGAACGGGTGTTTGAGCCGGTGGGCTTCCAGTTCTCCCTCCCGCCCTCTAACGAGGAGGGATTTCAAAGCCTCAACATCGCCATCGACAACGTGGGGCGGCGGGCGGTGGACTTCGTGACCACGGCCATGGGCTCCGCCGTTCCCATCAAAATCATTTATCGCCCCTATGTCAGCGACGATCTTTCCGCTCCGCAAATGGTCCCGCCGCTAATTCTGTTCCTCAAAGACGTCCGCATTACTGCCGCTCAAATAACGGGCCGGGCTACCTTTATGGATATCGTTAACAAGAAATTCCCGGCTGAACTCTACACCCGCTCGCGCTTTCCTTCTCTCGGATGAACTGGGCAGCCAAATATATCGGCATTCCTTACGTGATGAGCGGACGGGATGCGGCCGGCGTAGACTGCTGGGGTTTGATTTGTTTGGTGTATCTCCAGGAGTTTGGGATGGACTTGCCGGTCATCCCCGGCATCCCGGCCGCGGAGACTCTCGCCCTGTGCACCGCAATCGAGAAGGAGGTTAAGCAGGACTGGCTGGAAGCCGAGAAGCCCTTTGACGCTTGCGCAATCACGATGAGCCAAGGGGAAGTGATGCACCACGTGGGCTTGTGGGTCGCAGCGGACGGTGGGAAGGTGTTGCATTGCTGGGGACGCCATAAAGTTATTGCGGACACCGTGCGTGGCATTAGCCTTAAGGGAATTAGACAGATGAAATTTTATCGTCACCGGCAATGGATACAATAAGACCAAACATGGGTTGGGTGTTCGAGACAGCTAACTCTTTTGACCCGTTCAAAGTAAAACGGCATCAAGTTGTCTCCGGCACATTAGTGATGGATTGGGTGGCGTGCCGGCATCCGGAGACGCGTGAGTTCCCGCTGCCCACCATCTGCCTCTTCAACGGCCAGCCGTTATTGCGGGCGGACTGGAACCGACCTATCTTTGAGGGCGACATCGTCAACTTCATTGCGATCCCCCAAGGCATTGAAATCATTATAGCCCTCATCATTGTTGTGATTGTGATGGTGTTGGTTGTCGTGCTCATGCCGGTTCCTCCACCGCCCGGCGGCGGGCCCGAGTCCGATCCCGTTTACTCCGTCAAGGGACAGAGTAATGAAATTCGGTTGGGCGAGCCCATCGAAGTCTGCTACGGGCGAAACCGCATCTTCCCTTCCTTGGCGTCCCGTCCCTTCTATCAATACGACGGCAACGATCAATATCAGCACTCGCTGTTCTGCTTGGGCCAAGGGCAGTTTGATATCGAAGCAATTCAAATTGGGGATGCTTCCATCGCCAGCTATCAAGAAGTCGAATATGAAATCATTGAACCTGGAGGAACCACTACTCTCTTCGCCACCAACGTCTACACTTCTCCGGAAGCGGGCGGCCACACGCTGCTGGCGCCTAATGAAGAGGAGTATGTTCCTGACGGCTGGGTTGGGCCCTTCCCAGTTTGTCCCGTCGGCGAGGTCACAGAAAAGATCGAAATCGACTTAGTCTTTCCTAAGGGCATTTACCGGATGGACTCCTCCGGCACGCTCAAGAGCATCACGATCACTGTGGAAGCGGAGATGCGGCTTATTGACGACGCCGGCGCTCCGCTGGGCCCTTACACGGACTTGATCGCCCCTAACCCGATTACGATTACCGGCAAGACGACGACGCCACAGCGCAAGACTTACTCCAGCGGCGTGGCGAATGGCCGATACGAAGTGCGGCTCCGGCGGACTGACGAGAAGCGGCTTTCCCCGCGGGCGGGCAACGACGTGGTCTGGGAAGGGCTCCGCGCTTTCATTGCTTCCACGGAGGAGCATGATTTCGGTGATGTCACTTTGCTGGCCGTGCGGATACGGGCCACGAACAACCTTAACGTCAACACCCAGTCGCGCTTCAATGTTATCGCTACCCGCAAGCTGCCCATCTACGAGTCCGGCGGCTTCTCCGAACCGCAAGCCACCCGCAGCATCGTGTGGGCTATAGTCGACATCTTTCGCAGCCTTTACGGCGGGCGCCTAGAGGATGGCTACTTCGATTGTGATATGCTCCTAGAGCTCGATGCGCTTTACACGAGCCGCGAGGAATACTTTGATTGGATATTCCGGGACGCCAGCACCGTGTGGACGACCGCCCAGGCAGTTGCACGGGCCGGCCGGGCCATCCCTTTGCTGACCGGTTCCTTGGTGACGATGAAGCGGGACGGCCCGCTGGAGGTTCCCGTGGCGATGTTTAATCAGGAAAACATTATCAGCGGCTCCTTCCAGTGGGACATCAAACTTTGGGATCTCGACGAGCATGATTGCATGCAGATAGAATACACGGACCCCTCCACCGGCTACAAGCAGGAGCAAGTGATCGCCGTGCTGCCGGGCGGAACCTCCGACCACCCTGAAGACATTAGGCTGGCGGGTGTGCAAAGCCGCACGCATGCCTACCGGGCTGGGCTCTACATGATGGCTTGCCGGCGCTACTTGCGCGAGAACGTTTCCTTCGACACGGGCATGGAAGGTTTTATTCCCACCTACGGAGACTTGATTGCCGTGTCGCACGACGTTCCTAGCTGGGGACAGGCTGGCTACATTGCCAACGCTGTGCGGGGAGCAGGGACGCTTTACCACTTGTGGCTGTCGGAGCCGGTAGCGTTTGACTCGGGGGAGGAGCACCAGATCCTCTTGCGCGGCCGGACGGCCAACGTCATTGGCCCGCTGGACGTATTTGAAACAGCGGACCCGCAGCAAGTCGCCATCAGTTCTCCTACGGACATTGACTTTCTGCTGGACGGCACGACCGAGCCGATGCTGTTCCTGTTTGGCGTGTCGAACAACATCACCAAGTATCTCAAGGTTGTGAAAGTGGAGCCGCAGGGCCGGGAGATCATCCGGGTGAGCGCGGTCGCGGAAGTTCCCATCATCCACTCATTCGACGCTCTCACACCGCCGGCCCTGGGCGAAACGTTCTTCCCGCCGCTGCCGCCGGACTTGCCCGAGATTGATTTCCTTTATCTCACGCAAATCGACGGCGACTTGCTGATCGTGCAAGTGTCGTGGACGGCAGCGTTCGGGGCCCAGTATTACATTGTTCAAACTTCCGAGGATGGAGTCCACTGGCAGGAGCAGGCCAACACCGTCCGCACGTCCATCCAGGTGCAAGCGTTCCCGGGCGACTTATACGTCCGGGTGGCTGCCGTCAACTCCGGCCAAGGGCCCTGGATAGAAGAGCAGATGGTCGTGGGACAGATTGCCAG